TAATTAATACTTCGAGATCCTTTATACACTTATCATAGCCAGATACATACAACCAGTCTGGACCATCTCCACCTCCGTTGTTAGCAATATCTTGTTCTATATCATACTTCTTACCTTTTAGTTCTGTGATCATCTTGAACACATCATAGTAGTTATCATCTAGATTTTTCATTATATATCTCCTTCCTAGATTTCTAAGGCTATACAATATCTTTATCGTAAGGTTAGCGAGAGGCACGAGCTTATCTTGATGTCGCATACCTTCGTGCGACTGCAAGACGTATTTGATGGGATCAACGCTTCAGGCGTCCAGCAAATACGCCTGTAGTATATTGTTATCCTTCCAAATCTAGAGAGAGAGATTGACTGACCGAATAGACTCGATTGTCTTGGCATCTGCGTAGCAGATCTAAATATGTGGATCGCTATGAGACAGTCTTTTATTTCCCATACCATGTATGGTCGGCTATGAGTGTGGTTCTATGCCACCACGATTAGACGATACAAATGTTTACAAAATAGTTCTTGACAAGCAATATTAGCACAAGGTATCTATCGTTATGGGCAGTCAAGTAAAAGGTAAAGATGGTCTAACAAACAAACAGAGGTTATTGGTCGATACCCTCGTAACGTCTGGTTGCACCATAACCGAAGCAGCGAAAAAGGCAGGATATTCTAAGACAGAAAGTGGTAGAGTAATAGCGTCAAGGACGTTACGAATCCCCAAGGTCCAAGAGTACTACCGACAACAGGTTGCCGAGATAGGATTGCTTGGTTCAGTTCCAGCAGTTAAGACTTTGGTTAGGCTTTCCACTGAAGCCAAGAGTGATTACGTAAAGCTTGAAGCGAGTAAAGATATCCTAGATAGATCAGGGTTCAAAGCTCCTGATAAGGTCCAACATTCTCACACTGGTAATTTGTCTATAACTATAGACCTAGACTAGAGCAAGGTGGGGGGTTAGAAATATAGGGCGACAGCAAGATAAAACCACCTGTACTCACATTAATAGTCAAAATAGTAAACTTTACAATCAGTTACAAATATTAAGCTGGACAGTAGAAGAAAGAACCAAGTACGAGAAGTGTCACTGTGGGAAGTGGGGTACATTCCATATACGTACCGAGAATGGTAACTACTTCTTTCTGTGTGGTACTCATTATAAGGAGTATTGAAAATATATTTTTTTTGAGTAAAGTACGCCTATGAGTCAGAGCTTATTAAAACGTATTGGAGTATCTGGTTACAACAAACCTAAAAGAACTCCAGGACACCCTAAAAAATCTCATGTCGTAGTCGCTAAAGAAGGATCTAAGGTCAAGACTATTAGATATGGGGAGCAGGGAGCTAGTACAGCTGGTAAGCCTAAAGCAGGGGAATCTCAAAGAATGAAGATGAAAAGAAAATCATTTAAGGCTAGACACGCCAAGAATATAGCTAGAGGCAAGATGTCAGCAGCGTTCTGGGCAAACAAGAGTAAGTGGTAAGATGGCAGTAAACGCAGCAGGAAACTATACCAAGCCTACTATGAGAAAGAGTTTATTTAATCGTATTAAAGCAGGAGGAAAGGGTGGCAGACCTGGACAATGGTCAGCTAGAAAGGCTCAGATGTTAGCCAAACAATATAAAGCTAAGGGTGGTGGCTATAGATGAAGAAGCCACAAAGAAGTTTAAAGGCATGGACTAAACAGAAATGGAGAACCAAATCTGGAAAGCCATCCTCTAAAACTGGTGAACGTTACTTACCAGAAGCTGCTATCAAGTCATTGACTGCTAGTGAATATGCGGCTACAACTAGAGCTAAGAGAAAAGGCAGCAAGAGTGGGAAACAATTTGTCAAACAACCCAAAGGTATTGCTGCTAAAACAAAACCTTTTAGGAGGGTATCATAATGTATGGAATGAAAAAACCTGCCGCTGGATCTAAAAAGTTAAAAGGTAAGCAAAATAAATTACCACCTACTTTGAAAAAAAAGATTATGGGCAGTAAGAAAAAGAAATAATCATGGATTATCTAAAAAAAAAATGGAACAGACTAAACAAACAAGCAAAGATATTTGTGTGCTGTATTCCTGTCCTAATAATCTTAGGATTAATATTTAATTAAACATGAGGTATGCAGAGGAGCTATCTTACGAGGATCGTCAAAGACTTCGTAAGATAGTGAAGAAAGAACATTTCAAACATTATCCCAGAGATTTACGATTCTCTGATAATGAAGCCGATAAATTTATAGAATCTCTATTACCAGAAACTATCTACAAATTAATTAAACGATCTGTAGATAATGGTATTGCTTGACAGAACTCAACTACAAAGCTCCAGGTGAAATAATAAAAACCTTTATGAAGGATGATTCCTTCTTTAGAGGTGTACGTGGTCCAGTAGGATCAGGGAAGTCTGTATCTTGTTGTATTGAAATATTTAGACGTGCATTAAAACAAAAGGCTAGTCCAGATGGTAAACGTAAATCTAGATGGGCAGTCATTAGAAATACAAACCCCCAATTAAAAACAACAACTATTAAAACGTGGTTAGATTGGTTTCCAGAAAACTCTTTTGGAAACTTTTTGTACTCAGTTCCTTTTACCCATAACATTCATGTAGGTGATGTAGAGCTAGAAGTTATCTTCTTAGCACTAGATAGACCAGAAGATGTCAAGAAGTTATTGTCTTTAGAATTAACTGGTGTATGGATTAATGAAGCAAGAGAGATTCCCAAGTCTATTGTAGATGCATGTACTATGCGTGTAGGTAGATTCCCTTCTATGAAAGATGGTGGACCTTCATGGTATGGTGTTATAGCAGATACTAATGCACCTGATGAAGATCATTGGTGGTCCATTATGTCTGGTGAAGTGCCTGTACCAGATCATATGAATCAAGAAGAATCATTAATGTTAGTTAAACCAGATAACTGGCAGTTCTTTGTACAACCCCCAGGCATGATAGAAAAAAAAGAAGATGATAAAATTAAAAGTTACGAGCTTAATAGTTCAGCAGAAAATATCCAAAATGTTACACCTAATTACTATCCAAATATCATTAGAGGAAAAAGTAAGTCTTGGATTGATGTTTACGTTTTAAATAGATTAGGAACTATAGAAGATGGTAAACTTGTTTATGGTTCATTTAGAGAAGATGTACACATAGCAGATGATGAAATAGATTTTGCACCTACTACAGTTTACATTGGATTAGACTTTGGTCTTACACCTTCTGCTGTATTTGGTCAGAAGCTACCTGATGGTAGATGGTTAATACTTCATGAACTAGTTTGTTTTGATATTGGTACAGTTAAGTTTGGTGAATTACTAAAGCATGAGATAATTAAACACTGTGCAGATAAAGATTTAAAAATATTTGGAGATCCAGCTGGTGATTTTAGAGCGCAGACAGATGAAACAACTCCCTTTCAGATACTCAGACAACAAGGCATCCAGGCATTTCCTGCACCATCTAATGATGTAGGTCTTAGAATAGAATCTGTAGAAGCTGCATTGAATAGAATGGTAGATGGTAAAGCAGGATTTTTATTAAATAAAACTTGTAAGTCACTACGTAAAGGATTCTTAGGAGGATATCACTACAGAAGAATACAAACATCTGGAGAAAGATATGAAGATAAACCTAATAAGAATAAATTTTCACACGTACATGATGCATTACAATATTTAATGCTAGGTGCAGGAGAAGGTAGATCATTAACAGTAGGTCCAGCAAAACCACAAGTATCTAATGCTTATAAGAACTGGAATATATTTGATCGTAGCTCAATGAACAGGAGGAAAAAGTGGGATATTTTCCGAAGGAATGGTTAATATATTTTTATGATCCACCTAAAGAGGAGTGGTATCATGTGTTTAGAAGAAACAATATGGCTCATTGTGGAATGTTAGGATTTGATCCTAAACAAAAGAAATGGATAGCTATAGAGCATATTCATAAAAGATTAGATATTAATATTATAGATGGTGAAGATGTAGCTAAAGTCTTTGATTATGTTAAAGATCACAATGGTAAGTTCATAAAAGCTAAATTATTCAGGCAGAAGTTTAGATTATTCCAAGCAGCATGGTTGAGAGAACACTC